TGATGACCGCCCAAACCTTGAGGTTGATTTCCTTTTGGGAGTTATTGAGGAATGAGGTGAGTTGTGTGTCCGAGAACTTCTGTCGGTTGGAACCTGTAGCCGTGTCCCGGAGGAAGATCCGGCTCTGGGTCAGGAGTTCAGAAAGGGTCAGCCCCCATGCCGGACCTTCTACCGAGGCCAGGATTACAAGAATAGACAGCCATTTCACTTTTGCCCCCATTCATTGGTCAACGATTCGATGTCGTAACGGAATCCGACGGGGTAGGCGCCGTAAATATCGTCTTCCTGATCCTGGTCCAAAAAGTGTAGTCGTGGGGATCGGAATTGGTCGAAGTGCTGTCGATGTTCACGGTGTCCTGTGTCGGGTCGGAACCGGCGGTGGCCAGGGGGGACACATGGATGCCGTCCTTGACGACCTTGAAGACGTCTGTGGAGAAGTCGAAGTTGTAAGAGAACCCGATGCCGGTGGAAATGCCCACATTGATGGTGGTGCTTGACGCAGATGCCGTAACGGTCGTCAGGATCACCGTCATGCTGGTCACATAGGCGAATGGGACTTGCCCGTCTATTCTGCGCCCGTCGGGGAAGAAAATCGTTTCCTCCCTGACTCGGTTGAAAGTATCCGTCCCTTTGATGACGATGCTCCCGGAACTGTTGGTGGCATGGACGCGGATGGTTCTTGGGACATCGGGTTGGCGGAGGGTGATACTCCCGGTCTGCACGTCCATGTAGGTCGTCCCGCTCCTCACAAGCGATCCGTTGGAGAAAAGCGTCCCGGTGGGGATCTTGATCTCGGGATTGAGGAGCCATGTGTTCGACGTCGGCTGGACGCCGACATAGGCTTGCTGGGCGATAAAAAGCCCTTCGCTGTTGGCCACGCCTTCCGAGGACGTCTCGACCCCGCCGTTCTCCTTGATGCGGAAGACATCCTTGTTGCTCTTTTGAAGCGTGAAAAGGTCTCCCGACTTTGCCTGGATGGACGGGATGGAATTCAGCAAGATCAGGCCCAAGGCGAAGATCCCGCCGAAAATCATATGGGATTTCAGGGTGGAGTTTTTATTTTTCATTTTTAATCTCCCACAACTGCCTTGAGTGAACCGGCTAAAGGATCATTCGGTTCGAGTCGCCGCGCCAAGTCCTGCCTGCGCTCGCAAACACGAGTCACTTCCGGCGATAGCGCGTGCATGGACGCCTCGACCGCCTTTTCAAAAGCATTCACGTCTTTCGGGCTCGTTCTTTGGATGTTCGCTGGGGGGACGTGCTCTGCGATTTGCGCGTCCAAGACTTTAATCTCGGAAATGACCCTGTCTTTTTCCGCTCCCCTGGCAACGAGGGAATCATCCTGGTGGACCACCGCTTCCATCCTTCGAAGCTGGACCGATATCCTGCCCCGATCCTGGATCAGATGCTTCTGCTCGGATTCGTTGCCTAGCATCTCTCTTGAGGATTGAATCTTCTCTTCGATGTCCTGCCTCTCGGCCACCGATAGCTTTCTGGCCTGCGATGGGGGGCGCCCCCGGGTACCGACCGTCCCCCCCCTGACGATGATCCCGAACATCTTCAGGCCGGGTTCTGCCCGAACAGCCACCGCCAATCCGACCAGCCGAAGCTGTACCTCATGTACCCGGCGAAGGCGGAAATGAGCGTGCCGAAGTCCTGGTCCTTGAAGAACTGGACCGGCTCACGGTCGAACCAGAGGAGGAACTGTTTCATGTAAGCGGAGTCAATGAAGAACCACGACTTTTGGGATGTCAGGTAGTTGGGCCAGACAAGGAGTTTGTACTTGCCCAGATGGAAATTGACGTTGTTCTGCGCCGTGTCCACTTTCCCGCGAGAATTGATGAGCTCGTATGCCTTCTCTTCCAATCCGAGCGGGACGAGGATCATATCGGGGTGGACGTCGATGATGCCGTCACGCCCGCTTTTGAAGGCGATCATGAGCCGGCGGGTCGCTTCGACGTTAACGGGCTCGAATTCCAGTACGCCGGTGTTGCTCTGGTTCGAACCTTGATTGGCGGAAGTGTGGGCCGAGTTGCACAGGGACACGGAGTCACCGCCGGTGAAGGCGTTGTTGAAGGCGTTGTTGAATACGGAGGCGCCATCGCGCTCGCGCCGCCTACGGCCAGCCAGGGCCAAGAGGGCCGGCTTGCGGTTGATGGTTCCGTAGAGATCGTCCTTCACCAGCTTCCGCTCGACCTTGAACCCTTTGGCATACTCCTGATGGGTATAGGTCGTCTTGTAACTCTCCCCCATGTCGTCATAGGCAATGGAGCCGGTCAAGGGCTCGAAGTCTTTGAATTCGTCGGTCAGGAGGTCGAATTCCTGTGCCTTCTCCGATATCTTCATGCTGAACAGGACAGGGATGTTGGTCGTGACCTCCCTGAACTGACTCTCGAAAACCTTGCGGAGACCCGGTGCGAGTATGTTGGCCCAATTTTCAGAGACTAAAGGCATGGCGTTGTACCTCCGTTTAGGTTACTCAGTCAACCGAGTTGAAAGCATGGTTGCGGAAGATTACTTCCGCAGAGAATTTGACGTTGACCGAATTGAGACCGGTCAGCCCCGAGTGTGAAACGGGGTTCATGGTGACCTTGGCGATGCTGTCGGACTCGATGTAGTTTTCCAGGATGGTGATGGCGGCGGACCCGGCGGCGGCGTCTGTGCCGATCTTGTCCTGGGTGGAATTGAATTTTGCGACTTGGTGGAAGAGTGGCAGGATCTTGATGAGGGTCGTGGTGGAGTCCCATCCCGTAGCTTCTTTGGTCGTCACGGTTGAACCGTCTGCCGCGGTGATGAAAGCAAGTCTCCCAGCACCCGTCCCGCCCACGGCATAGACATAGCCACCGTCGATGTTGTCCTCGATTGAGGTGATGGTCACGGTGGTGCTTGATGTGGAGGCGACGGCCATGGTGTCCGCCTGGTCGTATTCGGCCTCGAAAACGGCGAAGGGGTTGATGATGACTTTCTTGCGGGTGTAGTTCGTCCCTCCCACATTGGAGTCGTCCCCAGAGACGGTGTTGGTATGGAGCTCGGCCATGACGCCCAGAACGTCGGCCAAGGCCCCAGCGCCGAGGATGGCGAAGGGCTGGTCGGTGCCAGGCGTGGCGCCGCGGATGACGACGGCGCCTTCGTTGATATTGGCCGCCGCGCCGAAAACGGGGAGGTCGCGGATGATGGGGGAACCGCACTGCAAATCGTATTTGAATTTCATTTGAGTCCTCCTGTTTTATCTGCCTTGCAGGTTCACCGTATTGTAGAACGGTTCCCTATAGGTGCTCCTCTCCGCGTCATGGCCGCAGAGGGGGCATCCTGATTGCCGTTGAGATTCTGTGATAGTTTTTGTTCCGCCGGATTGGAGAGAGACTTGGACTGACACCTGGGCCAGACCGCCTTCCTGGCCGTCAGGCCGGGAGTCGCGCCTCTTGTCATAGAAGAAGCCGCAATGCGGGCATGGGATGAAATTTGTCTCGCTTTCCTCATTTTTTCCTCTGCGTTTCCTGTCCAGGACCGGCCTGCCGTCTCCTGCCGTAGCCGTCGGATGGATGTCACGCATAAAAATAGGGCCTCAATCAAACCCTTCGGTTTAACTGAGGCCCCCTCATGCTACGGGAGTTGCTCGTTATCTGCCAAACTTATATCACGTCGTGATTTTTTGTCAAGTGCCGGCAGATCCTCTACAAGTTCAATTACCGACGATGGACGAGAGGAATTTCTGCTTGAATGTCCTGTCGCATTTCTGGATGGATATCTCCCGGCCATCGCTCATGGCGCAATACATCCGCTTCTTCCTCACCGACCCGATGATGTAGATGAAACATGGCAACTGTCCCTCGCGGATGACGAGGACGGGGAACGGTCCTTTATTTGAAGACTGGCTTGAAGTCCTGTTCATCTCTCATGCTGATATCCCGTCCTCGCGCCTTCTCCATTTCCGCCTTGGACTTGAACCCGTAGCGGGCCGCGACCTCCTTCTCGTCTGCGGTCATGCCGGAGAGATCCCCAGATGGGGGATCATCCCCTGCCGGGCCCCCTTCCTGGATGCCAGTCCCGCGCCTTGTAACCCCGCCAGGCCCGCCGCCGGCCTTCAGCTTGCCTTCCGCGAGCCGGGAACCGATGACGGAATTGATCTTCTCCCTTACCCTGTCGAGGTTGGTCCTGTCTGCCAAGGGCATCTGTTCCACTTCCTTCCTGGCATCTTCCGCAGTGGCATGGAGATCCTTAGGGAGAGAGTTCTTCACCCTTTCGAATACGTCGCGCTCGGCCAGTCTCGCTTCCGGACTGTTCGCGCGAGCCGTCACGGCGATGAATTGAACGGCCATAAGCTGTTGGCGCGTGAGGCCGGAATTTTTCTCAGCCGCCCGCCATTGTTCTTCGGTGAGTTGCCCGCCTTGAGCGGCCGCCTGCTCTTGCACTTTCCTTGCGGCTTCGGCCTTATCCGCCTCTTCCTTCTTGGCCGCCTCGGCTTTCGCCGCGGCATCGGCTTTCGCCGCGTCTTCCGCCGCTTGCCGGTCCGCCTCTTCCTTCGCCGCGATCTCCTCCGGACTCAGATTCTCGTCCCCATCAACCATGATATCCCCCCTCCGCTTTGATTTGTTCCAACCTTTTCCTGGCTATCGCCGCCGCCTGGATGGATTTCCCCGGTCTGGCAAGCAGGAACCTGAAATCCCTGATTTCCTGGTTGAGCCGCCGGATATTCTCCATGCAATCGTCCCTCTGGTCCCTGGTGATGGCCAGATCGACAAGATTCGAGATCACCTCGTTCCTGGACCTCTCTCTCATCTCAAGGTGCTTCAGTATCTCCTCCGACATCTTCTGCCAATCGGAATTTGCCTGTAACCTCTCCGCACTCCGACCGGAATCTATGATGATCTCCAGTTGCCGGACCTCCTCCTTCAGCCGTTCTTGCTCCATCCTTACCCTCTCCCCTTCAGCTAGCGGCATACGGTGTCCCTCCCCCTTTTTCTGATTTTTCCAAAGTCGGGTTCTTCCCCGGCGTCTTTCCCCCAATGCCCCCCAGCCCTTCCGGTATAGGAGGCGGCAACATCTGTTTTATCTTCTCTAAAGGCAGGAGAAGTTTGGTCCCCCTGGCTTCCGGCATATTTTCGATGATCTGGCCAAGAACCGTATGCCGGACTTCGGGGATGGCCAGGAGCATGGGCTCGGCGCTGTATTTGGTGTAGAATTCCTCCCACTTGGCACGGAGAAAATCAGGGTTGTCTATAAGAGAAGTGACGGAGAGTTGAAGATGGATATTGGTCGAACCGAGTTTTAAGCGGTCGATCTCCACTTCCAGCGGCTCCTTGCCTTCCTCGCCATCTGATGAGAATCTTATTTTTTCCGGACCAAATTGATAGAAGAGCTTTAAAACAATATCGAGGCATTCATTCTCCCGCAAGATGATGTGGAATATGAAGTCGTCCAGGCGCACCGAACTTTGGTTCAGGAGAATGTTGACCTTGGCGGCCGGAGCTCTCGGGTCCGATGGTGTCTCGCGGCCGGAGCGCAGTTCGCTGGCACCCAGGAGATTGTCCGCGCTCTGGTTCAGGAGCGCCTCTTCCTTTTCCGAGAAGCTGGCCTCGTGCGGGATCTCCACCGCCTTGACCTTATCGATATCCTGCGGGGGCAACCACCAGAAGCCGCCAGGTCGGATCCTGTTCGCGGCGATCATGGGGTCGAGTTGGCTTTTCAGTGTTTCCGCCGCTTTGAAGAACGGGACGTCGCTGATGGCGTTGGAATTGATGCGGTGCCTGGCCTGGATATTGGCCTCGGTGTAGATGTCCTCAAGCATCTGGGCCACGCCGCGCCCGAGGATGCGCTTGACCCTTTTCTTGAACCAAGAAATCTGGATGAAGTCCTCGTTGTGATAGAAAGGGTATTTATCGAACTGAAGAATGATCTTGCTTTGTGAGTGGTAGGTGACGAGATACTTCTCTTCGATGCCGTCCCCGTCCAAATCCTTCTTGTAGCGGCCGTGCATGAGAACGTAGTCCTCGCGCTTGTCGGGTTCGGACACGCCTTCGATCTGATTCTGCGAGGAAGAAACGTCATCCTCTTCGTCACCGGCCGGATCGTGGGTCAGGATTTCGTTCACGTTGTCGAATATCTCGTCTTTCTCGCCCTGCTTCAATTCCGATGCGCGCAGGCGGAGTTGCTTCCCTAGGAACCTCGTCCGGCTCTGGTCCGATACCGTGATGGGGTAGATAATCAGGTCCTTCAGCTCTTCGGTCCCGATCTCGGCCATGTCCTTTTTCAAGAAATCAAATTCCTTGTCGAATGTAACGGCCTCTCCGTTCTGAAGTCTTGCCAAGGCGCCCAGATAGGCGTTCTCGTTCATGCCTGCGGATTGGGATGTGGGGTATTTTTCAGAGAACGACGGTTCGTCATTATAGGTCTCTACCACCCATTTGCGCTCGACCTCGCGCTTCCAGTCCGGGACGCGGCCATCCGTGCCATCCATAAGTAGAAGCCAAACGTGCTCCGAGACCCCCTCCACATACTGCTTGTTGAACGCCCTGTTCTTATTAAGGTAGGCGGCAATATCCCTGGCCGTCTTCTTCTCTCCCTCGCTGGCGTAGTCGTCCGTTGTGCCGTTAAATAGTCGGCCGATGTGCGGGCGGATGATGCTCATGAAAAAGGCGTGGATGATGTTCTGGCGGGTCTCGATGATGGGCTTGCAGATGGCCGAGGCACCCTCCCAAGGGAATTCTATGGAATCGGCGATATTCTCGGAATTGTTGCGCCAGCGGCGTATCTGGGACAGGAGGAGGGTGTAGGAGTTCTTCCACTGCTCGTGGATATAGCCAAGGTCTTTTTTTACCTCCACCTCTTTTTCTTCGGAGAGTTTGACCTTGCGTTGAAAAGGATAGACGGCGGATGGCTTCTCCGACACCACCCTTAATTTTATGTTCTCGTCTATGGTCGAGGAGGTGACCGCCATCAAGAAATGACGTCGGCCATCTTGGTCTTGCTCTTGAAACCGGAGTCCTTCATGGCCGGCATCCCGATGGGATTGTGTGGTGTCTGCTTGAAAGCCGGCTTCTTATCCGAGACCTGCTTGCCCTTGCGGTCCTGGCTCTTGAGAGCGTCGTGCGATGGTCCGACCTGCTTCCCGCCTTCAAAATTCTTGTTCATGGTGGCCTCCTATTTCTTCTTGATCCTGGCTCCGGCCTTTCTCGCCTTGTTCAGAAGAATGGCCGTCTTCTGCGCCTTGGCCCGTGACGCACCGAATTTCCTCCGGGTATGGCCCACGATGCCTGGCTCGTTCACCTTAAGTTCATGGCCGACCTTCTCAAGGATGGCGTCCTTTCTGGTCCTCCGGTCCGCCGCTCTCTTCGCCCGCTTATAATGGGAAGGCATCTACTTCATCATGCGCGGACCTTTGGTCATGTGTTTAAGGGCGGCATCGGCCATGTTCCCTGTCGGCGGCGGGGCCATGGGCATCGTCTTCCTCCCCTTCACACCGGCCGGGGCCTTGATCTTTTTCATCTTCTTTACCGACTTGATCTTCTTCTTGGCCATGTCAATATCCTCCGTGCGAGAGTCTTGAGATTGTCCTATCCGCCTCGTTGGTGTCGGGCTCTGGCGCCTTCTTTTTCGGGCCCGGAGCTTCTTCGCCGGGTTTTTCTTCCACGGAATAGACGCTCGCACTCTTAAGTTCAAGGCAGACTTCGGATCGGT